TAACGAGGTACTAGTGTACAATGAGTTAAGTGCATCGATTATCTTTGCAGTACCGCCACCACCACCTGTAGTATTACCGTCATAATCAGTGAGCATGTTGCCACCAATTTCAACTTGAGCATCCTTAACATTAGTACTAATTTCATTCAATGCACCAGAAATGTTAGTAGCCGTAACGTTCATTGCGGCAGGTGTAATTACACCAATCTCTGCATCAAGTTCGTTAATAGCAGATGATAAGTTGGCAGCAGTTGTTGTTAGTGTAGCAGAACCTTGCTTTGTATCTAGCTCATTTATGGCACCTGAAACATTAGATGAGGTAGTGCTTAATGTAGCAGAACCTTGCTTTGAGTCAAGTTCGTTAATGGCTGATGAAACGTTAGATGCTGTAGTAGTTAGTGTAGCAGAACCCTGCTTTGTATCTAACTCGTTAACAGCACCGGATAGATCTGAAGCAGTAGTGCTTAATGCTACTGAACCCTGCTTACTATCCAACTCATTTATAGCACCTGATATAGTAGATGCTGTAGTAGTTAGTGTAGCAGAACCCTGCTTACTATCCAACTCATTTATAGCACCTGATATAGTAGTAGCGGATGTAGTTAATGAAGCTGCACCTTGTTTGGTATCAAGCTCATTAATAGCACCAGATAAGTTAGATGCAGAAGTACTTAATGCTACAGAACCTTGCTTTAAGTCTAATTCATTTACGGCTGCTGATAGATCAGCAGCACTTGTTGTTAGTGTTACATTACCTTGTCTTCCGTCTAGCTCATTAATAGCTCCAGAGACGTTAGATGATGTAGTAGTTAGTGTAGCAGAACCCTGCTTTGTATCAAGTTCGTTGATCGCACCAGATAAGTTAGATGCAGAAGTCGATAATGCAGTAGATCCTTGCTTGCTATCAAGTTCGTTAATAGCAGCAGAGATATCAGAAGCACTTGTTGTTAATGCTACTGTTCCTTGCTTTAAGTCTAATTCATTTACCGCGCCAGATAGATCTGAAGCAGTTGTTGTTAGTGTAGCAGAACCTTGCTTTAAGTCTAATTCATTTACAGCAGCTTTAATATCTGAAGCTGTAGTAGTTAGATCTAATGTAGCAGAGCCAACTTCATCTCTTAACAAGTTTGATTCAGCTTGTAAGTTAGAAGCAGCAGTACCGCTTACTGTTACTGAACCGATACCTGTTGATCCATTGCCTGTAGCAACAGTAAGTGTAAGATCATTAGTAGTATTTAGTCCACCTAGATCTGATCCATATACAGTTATAATATCGCCTACACTATACCCTAATCCTGCAGTAGTGATAGATGCAACTGAATATACACCAGCTGTTGCAGTGATAGAAAATACTGCAGCCGTTGCTCCGGCATAACCTGATGGAGGTTGTCCAGATATTCCTGTGAAGTCTACGGTAGCGTTTTTATACAATAATGGATAGTCACCAAGATTGGCACCAATTTCATTGGTCTTCTGTCTCCATGATTCAAATGTATCGCTCTTGGTTACCTTAACGTATGCCATTATTGTGGTCTCTCTTTTAGTAAGGTTATGAGTAAATCTTTAATCTCATTCATATCAGATTTAAGATCTTTAATATCTTGCGCTTGTGCCTTAACTCTTTCTCTTGCATTAAGGGAGGCTTTGGCTGCGGATTCATTAGTATTTATAATGGCACCAGAAGAGGGATCTCTGAATAATGCAGAGTTTCCTTCAACTGGTACTAAAGTGCGATCTCCCATTATGGAAGAATCGCAACAATACGTAGATCCTTACACTTCGGAATTCTAGAACTATTAGAAGATCTTAATACAATCTTCATCTTGAATGCCGAGAATGTTCCAGCTGGATCTATAACATATTCTGTCTCATTGAATAAACCAGAGTCAGTATATGGAATGTTCTCAACAGGAGCTGCAAGAACCCATGTAGCAGCACTTAGACTATCTTCAGAATCCGATACCTTGTAGTATACATCGATATGAGTCTGAGAAGGTCTATTAGTATCAACGAATACATGAAGTCCATCTGAAGCGCTACCTAATGTAACTGACTTAGTAACATACTTAGACTTAGATGATCCACCTGTTGCAACTGTTTCTGCAACAAAGCTCTCAACGTTATTCTTAGTAGTATCAGTACCAGCATATATCTCAGGATTATCTATTCTGTTAGCAATTGTGATAAGTGAACATCTTTCTAAGTCGATTACCGGTGAAAGGTTAGACTTAGTAGAAGATAAAGTTCCCTTTATTACAATTGATGCACCTGCATCGTTATCAGCAGATGCTATAACTTTAGGTACATTAACAGAGAAGTTCTGATTAACAATGATCGGAGCATAAGCAGTATCAATTACATATGGTGTTGGAGCACTTGCACCAAGACTCATACCACTTGAAAGTTTAACACCCCAAGTTGCATTTGTACCTGCAAAGTTTAAGCTCTGAACAAATGGCATAAACGTATTTATCATTTGGTTCTGAGTAGCAACAATACCTGATCCGCCACCAATACCAGTACCAGAAGCATTTGAGCTACCAGTAAGATTGATCTTATACTTGTCCATCTCTACATCATATACTGTATGTGTACCGTTGATTGTAGTCAAACCGTTGAAGTTAACAGCACCAGTAATAGTTACTTTCGAAGCAATCGAGTTAGTAGTATTAAAGAAGTGATGGTTAGGATGTTCAACAGTAATTACCTTAGAACCGGATGTAGAAGTAATCGCATGTTTAATCAACTTACGAGCAGCAACTGTTCCGTTATTAAGTATTACGTTACCAGCAGAAGAAATATCAAACTCTGCACGATTAATCTTAAACTTGATATCCTTGTTTTGATCAGGAGTCCAAGTAGAAGCATTCTGAGACTTAAACATTACACCAGCGTATGGCTGCTTAGATATTCTCTGACCAGAAATGTAATCGTTCTCACCCGTTCCTGCAAACCATACATTATACTTAGTAGAGTTAGCCATGATAACGAAACAATACTCTTGATTCTCTTGTAAATAAACAGGAGAGTCAAATGTAAACTGTGTTGCGTCTACGTTAGGGCTTGGGTTAAGAGTAGTTAAATCTCTTACATTAACACTGCTAGGATTTAATGTCTTCTCTGCAAAAGGCAAGATTGTTTGAGTAGGAATACCATTCTTCATCTCACGAATCTGTACAGTAACTGATTCAGTAGCATCTTTAGTATGGAAGAACAACTCAAGAGATGTTATGAATGCACCACCGTCTGTATCAATCATGAATGACTGAGCTAATGGATCTACCCAATACACATTTGTTACTTCTGAGTATGCCTTAGGAATAACTCTTCCATCAGGAACTTCACGACGCTCTATAAGAGGTACACGTGTAGAAATTGTAACGTTTTCTTTTGTTTCAATAAGGCCTTTAGCTACATAGTTCTCTTCAGAAGATGTAGTTGATACTGCGTTAGTTGCAGAATCCGTTAGCTTAAATAAACGTGATCCAGTCTTGAAAGACTTAACAAGGTTGTTAGGAATAAAGAATGATCCAATCACTTCACCATTGTCATCTGTAGTTAAGATAGTAGCGCCAACAGGGTGAGCAACGTGTTCATTCTTACCTGTTAATACTGGGTTATCGTTATCAGATGATAATGTGTATGTAGCTTCTTCTCTAACAAATGCAGATACATCTATGCCGTCAAAGAATGCATATACTTGAGTATTAGCTTTTAGACGAGTACCCTTGAAGTTAATGATTCTTGATCTAATGAAAGGAGCGAAGTTAACTTCAACAACACGATCACCAATATCAGTAGTAATTGTATCAGGTACAACAAAAGTTTCAATGCCGTTTCTGCTCTGGCCAGTCTCTTTCATTTTAGTAGTAGTTACAGTACGCTTACGTCCTGAAGCAGATGTTGAGTTACTTGAAGAAGTTGTTTTACCAACCCAAGTGTCGCTCCATTCATCCCATACAGTACCTAGAGAATTAGTCTCATCAATGATACCCATCATTGCATCATATACGCCTTCTTGGTCAATAACCAAATTAGGTCGCTGAGTAGTATCTCTCCACTCGTCAGATGATGGTGATAATTGAATCTTACCTACCCAAGAGAATACATCGAATGGGTTAACATTAATCCAACCAGAAGCTTGATCTTGATCTGCAAGAGCTACTTCAGTATAAGGTAATGTAATCAAATCACCTGTCTTCTGGATAGAAGAACCAGTACTGATATATTTTAACTTAACGTTATCAGTTGCAAATTGAGGTCTAAGTTCATGCTTAGTACGATCGATAGCAGATCTATATTCAGGGTTAGATACGTCACCAACTGAGTGAGTAGTGAAACTATCTACAATGAATCCAGACTTAACGCGTTGAACACCAGTACTTGAATCAATGATCTGACGGCCTTCAGCATCTTTCTCTAATAGAGATAGAGATGTGTAGTACTCAAGATTATTAACTCGCTTATCGATACGACCAATATCACGCATTGTATAACGCTTGTTATCGATCATTGTTGGGAACACTTCAGTAGGACCTTCTGTATATGCTTTCATGTATACGTTGTAAAGTACCATTGCATCCTTAGGATCTTCTGGTAGTACAGGTTCTAATGCAGATACACCTTCTACAACACCAAACACACCTTTCTTATCAATAAACACTTTATCGATACGGTTTAGGTAATACTGGATGTCAGTAGTGAAAGTAGTCTGTGGTTCTGGACACACTGTAAGGTGAGCACCAGTTCCAGTGAAGTTTTCACCAGCATTTGATTCACGTGGACGGAAGTCAATAGAAGATCTAAGCTCTAATGTCTTGCCTAATGATTTAGATGTGTAGTTAGGGATGTCTTCGTATCTAACTGCGTTACCACTATAATCCACTAAGTTAGCATAAGAGTCAACAGTAAAGAAGTCACCTGAACCAGTATGTGTAAAGAACTCATACTTAATAAGAAGCTGACCAGTAGGAACGAATGCTGTATTAGGCTTCAATTTGATACGAGAAAGAGCGTAGAAGTTATCACGCTGGCCATTATCGAAGTCGTAGTATTCAGCAACATCTTCATCAGAAGTTGTAGCGCCAACACCCATACTGCCTGACATATAAACATTCAGTAAGCGATAACCATCTGCTCTATCTAATTGCATATCAGCTAAAGGAGTCGATACACTGAACTGATTAACGTTCGGACCACCACCAGTAGTAAGTGATTTAACTTTATGATTCAATGAACGCTTAACACCAGCAATCAACGTTACGTTAGTAGTATTGTATGAACTTAGACCAGAGATTGTAACTGATTGAGATCCACTTGCAATTGTAACAGAAGTCATTGTAATAATGGTTCCGTCTGCTGCAGATAGAATCCAGTTTTCTGTATCCCAAGGCTCGAATTGCTCAGCTGTACCTACTGTAGTGAATACAGCATCACCAGAAGCAACTGTGTCTGTACCGATCATACGGTTACAGTAATACACATAGTTGAAGTCATCAGGATCGTTGTCTGCACTTGAGTCGCATGTCTTTACACGATCGAAAGGAGTATCAAATACTAATGTATTTCTACTTGGATCTTTGATGATTGCTTTACCAGAGTCTAATACAACTGTAGCATTAAACGGAAGAGTTCCAGCAGTATACAATGTACGTACATTATCGAATACTTTACCAGCATTCATTTCGATATCAAACAAGTAGATGTTATATGCACCAGATCCATTAAACACTACTGATCTTGCTCTTGCAAAACCGATAGTAGCAGAGCTAGCATTAACTAGATTGATTCTACTGAAGTTATCAATGTAAGGAAGACCTGTAACAGTATTAACTACAACATAGTTACCCACTTGTGCAGGAACAGAAGCAGCTTCAAATAATGTTGATTCTCTTGCCTTGTTTGTAGCTAGTTGGTTTGTTGATAAAGTCTCTATTTCATATCCACTAACGTATGCCTTGGAAGGTTCCATACCAAGTGATATCTTAGATGAATCGCCACCAACTGCATTAACAGTAGTGTGTTCATTGATATCCATTAGGAAAGGACGAACAGAGTAGTTGCCAGATTCATCGAATGTACGACGAGCTAACGTCTCTTCAATTACAGCGTACTCAGTAGCACGTACATGCTTTGATACAGTACCAGCTTTAATTCTAAGAAGTAGTAAGAAGTTATCTGTAGAAGTTACACCAACAGCTTGCTTCACTAACTTAGTAGATATCTGATAACGATGAGCACCAGGTGCTGCATAGTTTGGAGTACCATTTGCATTATCATTTAATGATGAGTCGCCAGCAGAAGTCTGAATAGCTTCAGAGATTTCTAAACCAACGTCATATGTAGGAGATGCAGTATACTTATCAAGCACAAGAGTGTCAGACTTAACAACAACCATGTGACCTTTGATGAAGTAAATACCATCTTCTATAGAAGCGATGGATCCAAATCCTGTTGGAGCAGTATCAGCAACAGCACCAGTGAATGATCCTGAAGTGATTGAATCAGTAGATGTAAATACAGTCTTACCAGCTAGGCCAGTATTAGTATACTTTAAGTATAAAGTAACCAGTTCAAGTCCTGATGCCGCTTCGGCATGAACTACTCGAGCTGTTAATGGCTCAGATGCATGACCATCAGTAAAGGTTAAACCTTTTAGCTGAGTCATATCTGTAGCATTAATAGTATCAAGCTTAACGTAGTCAATAGAAGGTTCTACTGTAGAATGACCAGGAATGACCATACTACCTTCTTTGAATAAATTACTAGAAACCTGAGTAACCTGGTTCTGCAAAATAGATTGTAGTTGAGTTAATTCACGTGCCTGGACAGCGTGACCGGGTCTAAAGAGAATTTTATTATATTTCTCTTTAGGCGTTAACCCGTCGACTGCTGGGGTAGCAGTCTCGAAGTCATCGTAATATGGTTCTACATTAAACTTAATTGTCATGTCTAACTACCTTAAAATTCTAGGACTAATTTGATTGTTTCGATCTGATCGCCAGCTCTGTTGATAGGAGTACGATTCTCTAGGAAGATTACTTCACCTGAATATGGTTCTACTTCTGGGTTAGTTAATGATGTAACATCTTGACCCACACCACTAGCTCCACTTAGTCTTATATAGTCAGATACACTAAACCCTGTAAATCCAGTAGCAGCAGTTTGATGATATCTGATAATACCGTTAACAGAGTCGTATGAATCTACAACGGCTTTAGCACCAGTTACAGTTCCCTCAATAGTTGTATCATTAGTGAACGTTCCACCAAGAGCAATTACTAAAGATTTTGTAGCCGATAAAGTATCAGCAGTTGCTACAACAGTTGTTCCGAAGTTAGTAGGATTACGTACTAAACCAATTTGACGGAAATCATTACCTACGATAAAGTCACCAGCACCATCTGCATACACTAACTTAACGTTAATAGTAACATAATGAGCCTTTAGATCTTGACGTGGATCAGAACCAAAACCACCTGTAGGAGGAAGTACTGCGTATGCTACTGCACCAGAACCACCGCCACCAGTAATAACTATATTAGCTTGATTATATCCTGTACCTGCATTAACAACATTAATACCAGTGATAATACCAGCGGCAACAGTAGCTGTAGCAGTTGCACCAGAACCGTCACCAACAACCGTAATTGTCGGAGCAGAAGTATATCCTGTACCAGCAGCAGATATTTTAATATTGTAGAATGCACCAGCAACAGCGTTCTGTTGAACGTTCCATTGGTTTTGCAAAGCCGTATCAGCTGCAGCACCTGGATCAGCTGTGATGTAATCAACAGGAATGAATGCAGATGTAAGGAACTTAGTAGTAGCATCTGTAGATAAAGAGAACATATACTTCCAGATGTATCCGTCTACTGATGTATAATCAATTATGCCAGAAACCTGAACACCTGTTAAATCTGGGTTCTTAGTAGAGTTAGCTGGACCAGCCTTTATACACATATACACGTTATTGTTGTCTGTAATCACATAATATTCTTTAGATTCTAAAAGATGATCTTTTGAATCGTATTCTGAATAAGGCTTAGATATCCACTGATGACGTGGAGTGGCATATCTGATGTCAGTTGATAGAACCTTCTTCATAGCGGTCATACGTTGCCAAGCATCAGTCTTAGTATAAAACTCAGAGTCTAATGGGGTATCAGGCACAGTATCATCAGTCCAAGCTTCAGATCGACCGATAAAGAGATAATATTTTGAGGTATTCAAAAGATCGTTTGCGAACTCTTTAGTCGCGTTTAATCTAAATTGGTTGGTGATAATGGCAGTCATTTATCGATGCTCCTAGTTTGAAATTTCAATGACGGAATCCATGTTCACGTCTATGGTCTTATTTATAACGTCTTCGAAAGTATAATTAGCGAATTCGCCAACGCCTGATGTAAGACTGAATTTAATATTCTCGAACCATTCTTCTGGCCCAAGATTATTTGAGTGTACTTGAGGTTTAAACTCTTTAGTATAATACGATGCAAGAATAGAATTTCTAGTCTTAACAAACGTTGGTGTCATACCTACAACAGGTATGATGATTGGAATAGGTAAACCACCAGACTGATATCCATGTTGATTCTTTGGAGTAGATTGGCTTAACGCTTCTATGTATAGTAAGATCTCACCAAAGAACTTAAAGCCTGCAGGATGTATCAATCTGTTGAAAGCGTTCTTCCACTTATCAGCATTCTGTCCAGTTCTCAATACATAAGAGAATTTCTGATAGAAGTATGAGTCTTGAATGAACTTCTTATATGATAAGAAACCATCATCTGTAGAGTATGAACCACTACATCTGATTGTTACTACATCACCTATTGATAAATCAGATGTAAATATTAATGAATAATCAAGAGTGTTAGTCGTAGAGTTAACAGCAGTAACAGGTGTATAATCTGTTCTATGCACGTTGTTAACAAATACTAATACATTATCAAATTTAAGCTTCTCGCCGCCATCATCATTTCCACTGATTGTTGCACCAGCAGAAGATAGTGTGTAAGTATATAGAGCAGCATAATTATCTGGATTAGCAATTGTATCTGCGCTCAAGTCGTTCCACTTACCATCAGAAGGCTTTAATATATCATCCTGAGGAAAGTAAAGTTCAACATTATCAGAGTACAATATGTTAAAGAAGTTATCAATTGATTGTGGTGTACCAGAACTTCTATACTGATTAGCTAAATCCTTATATAGAATATTAGGATCAGCAGCAAACTTACCAGGTACAGCAGTAGCAATCTCTTTATGAATCAGTGGTAAGAATTCTGGCTCAACATGATCTATGTCACGTTGAAGCTCAATCGTATTCTGATAGAAGCCTGCCTTATTTTCAAGTTCTAAAAAGTCAATATATGCCTTCATAAAATCCACTAAATCTGGATTCTCTGCTGCAATGTGATCCGGTATGATACCGGATATTATTGTCTTTAAACCTAATGTATCGCTAACATGAGCCATATTACTATCTCGGTGTGGTTGTGTAATTTACGCCAGCGCTTGTTCCGCCCGTGGACATAGTATCTACTTCGCCTTTGATAATCGATTCATTATATAGAATAGTTAACAGCTCATTCCGCTTTGGCGCCAAATCATTTGAGTTAGGTTCTACTGTAAGTTCAATATATGTACCAATAAATGCTGTTGGATTGAACGCATCTAATACAACCTTACCTGTAGTCTCATCAATGCTACCTACTTTGTTAGCAATGATTGCAGTAGAGTCAGAAGCCAGTACGATATTAATATAACGTACACCATCTTCCAATACATCAGAGAATATACATTGCTTACTCTTGTATGTAAACACTGTAGATTTTAAAACAGGGTCTGCAGAAGTAGACTTAAATATAGGAGAAGAGAATGTAACTGTATACTTTGCTTCTGTATTTAATGTAGGTACAAATCTCTTCTTCATGAATACTTTACAAGTAGAGTTTAATATAGCTACCGAAGCAGCGTCTATACTTTTAAGTAATTTAGAATGTCTGAACACACCATCAAATCTCTTTAGTTCGTCTGTATTATACTTCTTTATTTTTTCGCGCACTAAGTTCTCAAGCGAGTCTAATGACAAGTCTGATTGGTTAGGGTTATACTTAAAATACGTCTCAAGATAAACGTAAGTGTAAGTAGGATCAACCAACGTAGGTGTAATAGATACAACGTTCTTTGGCTTCAAGTACTTTGATATAATTGTAATCTTATCTGCAGC